GGCGGCTGATTATGCCGAACTTGCAAAGGGTCAAGGGTTTCAACCTCAGCAAAAACTGAAAGTTGAGCCCATGACTTTGAAAGCGTTAGTCCGTGAACGTATTGAGGCAGGAAAAGAAATGCCAACGGAACTTTTCAACATTTTTGTTGGAAATAAAACAAACATAAAAAGGAAACAATAAACATGAACGACGTAGCAAATAAAAAAGAAGGTGCTCTAGCGACAGTTAATTTTGAAGCTGATGCACAACAAGGTACTCAGAATATGTCGCAAGATGATCTTGCGTTACCATTCTTAAAAGTACTAGGACAACTATCTCCTGAAATAAATAAAAGAGATGGAAAATATATCGAAGGTGCAGAGCCCGGTATGATCCTTAACACCGTTACAGGAGAAATCTTTGATGGTTCTAAAGGAATAGATGTTTTACCAGCACACTACAGAAGACAACTTGTAGAATGGCAAGACAGAGGGGAAAGCAAAGGTGCTCCAGTAGCTATACATGAAGCATCTAGCGATATCATGAGTAAAACAACTCGTGATAAATCTTACAAAGATAGATTACCTAATGGTAATTATATTGAGAACACAGCAAATCACTTTGTAGTGTTATTAGGTAAGACTCCGACAACAGCTTTGATTTCTATGAAATCGACTCAATTAAAAATTAGTCGTAAGTGGAACTCAATGATGATGGGACTTAAACTTCAAGGTAAAAATAGTCTGTTTACACCGCCTACATATAGCCACATTTATAAATTAAAAACTGTTCAATTGTCTAACGACAAAGGAACTTGGTTTGGTTGGGATGTTTCTATGGTGGGTCCGATACAAAATAATGGCGTTTATGAAATAGCTAAAAGTTTCGCTGCAAGTGTAGTTAAAGGAACTGTTGAAGCTAAACCTGAAAACGAAAATTCATTACAGACAAAACCTAAAAAAATATTAGACTTATAAATTCCTGCGTAGGATATTAGGCCGGCCTAGGGAGACTGAAGTCGGCCTTTTTAAAGAATGTGTAATATATGAAGAAAGTTAATGATCAGGCGCTTATTACTTACGAGGATTGGATAGACTCGGGAAGAGTTATTATTCCTTGTGCAAAAGGTATTCCCCTTAAAGGTATAAAAAATTGGTCTGATCCAGTTTTTAAAATTTCGAAAGAAGAATGGAAAAATAAATATTCTCATTGTGAGATTGCTTTAAGATTAGATCAAGATATTGATTTTGATATTGATAATGAATTAGCAAAAAGATTTATAGAAGACTACCTTACAGTTAAAGATGCTGTATCAGGAAGACCCACCAACCCAAAAAGTCATTATTGGTTTAAAGGTAGTTTAGACTTTAAACAATTTATATTACCTGCAGAATTAAAAGACTATTGTAAAAATTTACCACACGGCAATACTCTTTGTGAAATAAGAAGTGGATTAAAACATTATACTATTGTTCCTAAATCTTTACATAGTAAAGCAAACGAATATGTTGAGTGGGAAACTTATCAAGGAATAAATAAATACCCTGGAGATTTAAAGAAAGCTTTAAATAAAGTAGCTTTGTCTACTGCTCTTTGTGTTTTGTATGCTTCTCAAGGAAACAGGGATACTTATTGTACTGCCATTGCAGGGGTTTTAATAAAACACACTGATTGGGAAGACAAGGAAATTAACGATTTTATTTTTAAAATAGCTACTGAGTCTAATGACGATGAAGCTGATAAAAGATCAAGCAAGGGTTCTACCGGAAGAACGTCTAATAAAAATTTTGGCATACCTAAACTAGCTGAAATAATTGGATGTTCACAAAATGCTATCACAACTATCTTTAGCTGGATTGGTATTCAATACGAAACATCTGAAGGAGCTTCGGCAATAGGAGAAATTGTTGAGTACGGACAGGATCTTTATGAAGTTACTGTTTATGGAAACAAAGAAGGCAAACCTACTGAAGTAGTTATAGAAGTAGACGGACCAACTTTAATGAAGCAAAGTTTTTTTTATGATGCTGTTATGAGTCAAGCACAAGTGTGGGTTCCTAAAATGAAACCTAATGATTTTGCAGCAATTATGAAAAGAAAATTTGAAGAAAGAGGAAAGTCTGCTGACTACGTAGAAGAAGCAAATGAAAATTTAGTTTTTGTTAAATATTTTGAACAGTATATTGCTTATAAGTCAGCCTTTACAGACAAGAAAAATTTACTAGAATTTCAATTACCTTACTACGACATGCGTGCAGAAGAATTAGAATTTAATTTAAATGCTTTTGAAGATTTTTTAGAAGCAAGAAGGATTACAATGAAACGTGTAATTCTTGTAAGAAAATGTCAGAAGGTATTAAAAGCAAAAAAGAACAAAGGAAAAGTAGGTAGTAAGTCTTGTGTGTCTTGGAAAATAAAAGACTATAAATTAGATCCAGAAAATTTAACTATTGATGTAGTTCCTGAAAAGGGAAAGGAGGTACAGCAAATTGATTTTGAAGCAGACCAAATTGAACCAACCTAGATTTGTAATTGGTCCTCCAGGTACTGGAAAGACTCATATATGGATTTTACAAAAGTATTTAGAACTTTATAGGAAGTATGGAGCAGATAAAATTATTCTCCTATCTCATACTAAAGTTGCTAAGAACGAATTAAAAAAAGCAATTCAGGAATTAGAAGAAATAAAAAACGATCCTGTTATACAGGAAGACGAAAATTATTTTGATTACAGAATTTCTACAATTCATGCTTATTGTAAGAAAGGAGGAAACAAAAGTGTTTTTGATAAAAAAGATGACTGGCCTGCTTTGTGTCAAGCAGCACCTTTTCTTTTGTTAAAAAAAAGTGCCCAGATCACAAAAGACCCTATGAAGTATCATCCTTTTTTTAAATGTAATAGTGAAGCTCATGGAAGAGGAATGAAAATTATAGATCATTGGAATAGTTCGGTTGACCCTCATGAAAGTTATAAACCTTACAACTTAAAACACATGTTAAGAATAAAACAAATATATGAAGATTTTAAAAACAAGAGAGATACAAGAACAAATTTAAAAAGAAACTTACAAGATTATTGCGACATGATTGATGCCTTTAATCGTAACCCTAGTGATCCAGAAATTGATGCTCTTATAGTTGATGAAGCTCAAGATAGTAGTGTACCTCAATTACGTGCTTTAGAAAAAATGGCAAGGAATGTTAAAGATGGTAATGTTTATTATGTAGGGGATCCTAATCAAACTATATTTACATTTGCCGGTTCTAACCCTGATTATTTTGAAAAACTATCTGTTACCAATAAATATAAAGAATTAGAAACAGGTTTAAGATGTAGTGTAGCTATAAACAATTACTGTAAAGCAATAATAGTTCCTGTATGGAGACAATACGGATATACTAGAACATGGACACCTACAGAGATAGAGGGAAATGTTTATAATCTTCCTAATTTAATAGGGTCTCCTGGTTTAAATAAATTAATAGATAAAATAAAAACTTCTAAAGAATCTTTTTTATTTACCTATAGAACTGAAGCATCCAAAAACTGGATAATACCTTTTTTAGAAAAAAATGGTTTTAAATATTCTCATTTAGGAAACAATCAACATGTTTCAGATGCAGAAATAAACTGTCATTATACTTGGCCTTTGTTTTTAAAAGGCGAAACTCAATCTTTTGATCAGCTTCAATCTTATTGGACACATTTAAAAAAAGAAAACAAATTAAAGGATTCGAGAATCTTTAAAAAAATAAGAAAAAAAGATTATACTTTTCAAGAGTTTGTTAATTTAGGTTATTTAGATGAGTCTTTAAAAGATAAAGAAGATTTTTATCAATTAGTTAAGATACCTAAAGAAGAAGAACGAAGAAAGAAACACGACCAAAGAATGATTTACATTAAAACTATTATAAATAAATACAATTTAAATCAGAAGTCTACAATTGAATTAGGAAATTTTCATCAAGTCAAAGGTCTTACTAGAGATAATGTAATTGTTGACCTTACACTTACAAGAGCAGAACCTTATTTTGAACAGTTATATTTATATTACGTAGCATGCAGTCGAGGCAAACATGATCTATGGATTTTAAAAACACAAAAAAGAAGGGAGCTAGGAAAAAAAGATGAGTACATACATCAAACAAATTGGAGGTAATTTTAATGACCGCATATAAAAAACAAATTGGAGGTTCACATTATAAGTCGATGGCCATGCAGCCGAGTGAGTTTATAAACAAGAACAGGTTGCCTTTTGCAGAGGGATCAGCTATAAAATATATATGCAGACATGCAGCGAAAGGAAAAGAACAAGACATAGATAAAGCAATTCATTATTTAGAAATGATAAAGGAAAGGGACTATAGTTAATGTGTACTGTACCAGAAATAAGTGAACTAGACCTTACAGGGATAGATACAGTAGCCGTGGATTTAGAAACATACG